GCTAATAGCACATATACTAAAGTTCCTATTAAAGGTGATGGAACTGGTGCAGAATGTACAATTGTTATTAATAATGATCAGAAAGTATCTGAAGTAACTGTCTCCACAGCAGGACAGAATTACACTTACGGTAACGTTGATTTAGCAGGTGGTGGTGTACCTACGGGAACCACTCGACCTACTTTTGATGTTGTTATCCCACCTCCTGGTGGACATGGCGCTGATGTTTACCGTGAATTAGGTGCTTATAATGTTTTATTATATTCACGTATTGAGAATGATGTAGAAAACCCTGATTTCATAACAGGAAATCAAGTTGCAAGAGTGGGGGTTGTTGAAAATCCTAAAGCGACAACTGGAGCACTTTTATCTGCTGATAAAGCAAGTGCATGTGGTGCATTAAGATTGACTGGAACTGGTTATAGTTCTGCTACATTTGATGCTGATGCTTATTTTACACAAACTGTATCGTCAGGAACTACTGCAGTAGGAAGATGTATTAGTTACGATCAAACTACTGGGGTTTTAAAATTCTGGCAAGACAGAACAATGGCTGGTTTCAATACTGTTGGAACAGCACAAACAGATCCCACTTATGGATTTGATTTGACCGAATTTACTGCTACTCCAGGAACTAATGGTAGTTTAACTATTACACCTACCAGTGGTTCTAATTTAGCGATTGATACTTCATTCACAGGTGTCTCTACCTCAATAAATAATAGAACATATTACCTTGGACAGGAGTTTACCAGTGGGGTTGCTTCTCCTGAAGTTAAGAAATACTCAGGAAACATCATTTATGTTGATAATAGACCTTCCGTAACTAGGTCTAAAAACCAAAAAGAAGATATCAAAGTTATTTTGCAGTTCTAAGTAATCATGCCACAGCAAACGAATTTAAACGTATCCCCATATTTTGATGATTACGATCCGACGAGTGATTATCATAAAGTGCTGTTTAAGCCTGGATACCCTGTACAGGCAAGAGAACTAACTGGTCTGCAATCTATATTACAGAATCAAATTGAGAAGTTTGGTCAACACTTCTTTAAAGAAGGTGCTAAAGTAATTCCAGGAAATACTGGATATACTCAGTTATATTATTGTGTACAATTAGCAAATAATTTCCAAGGAATTCCTGTCTCTGCATATGTTGATCAATTAATTGGAACAAAAATTACTGGATTAGACTCTGGAGTAACAGCAGTTGTTGATAAAGTTTTACTTCCAGAAGATTCTGAGAGAAATAATCTTACATTATACATTAATTATCTGCAGTCTAATACTAATAATAATTCAACTCAAACATTTTCTGATGGAGAAGAGTTATCATCTAATATAACCATTACATCTGGATTATTAGGTAACACTACAATTGCATCTGGTTCTCCATTTGCTGTAACATTAGCAAATAATGCAACTGCAACAGGATCTGCTTTCCAAATCCAAGAAGGTGTATATTTTATTCATGGTAATTTTGTTAATGTAGAAACAGAAACACTTATTCTTGATCAATATAGTGCAACTCCAAGTTATAGAATAGGATTAAATGTTCAGGAACAAATAATTACTCCTGATTTGGATGAAACACTTAATGATAATTCTCAGGGATATAATAATTATGCTGCTCCTGGTGCAGATAGATTAAAGATTACTACTAGTCTTTTTAAAAAATCTTTAGAAGATTTTGATGACGATAATTTTGTAGAATTAGGAAGTGTTAATAATGGAGTTCTAAAAGCAGTAGTTAGAACAGGATTTGGGGTAGGACCTAATGGTGGTGTATTTTATGAGGATCTGACCAATGTAATGGCACGAAGGACATATGATGAATCTGGTGATTATACTGTTCGTCCTTTCGATATAGCCGCTTTAGAATCTCTAAATGATAATATTGGAAATAGAGGGGTATATCAAGAAGGTCAATTTACACCTGGCGGAGATAATCCATCAGATGATCTTATGCTTTATAAGGTTTCTCCTGGTAAAGCTTATGTTCGTGGATATGAATTAGAAACTTATCAACCAACATTCTTGGATGCACCAAAACCAAGAACAACAGAAACTCTTTCTGATCAACAAATAATCTATAATACTGGTCCAACTTTCCAACTTAATAATGTTTATGGTTCCCCTACAGTAGGTACAGGTAATACTTATACTGTAAGTTTAAGAGACCAAAGAGTTGGAGTAAGTTCTAGAAGTCCTGGTGGTAATGAGATTGGGGTTGCTAGAGTTTATGATATGCATTTGGAGTCGGGATCTTATAAAGCTATAAGACAACTAAATGAATGGAATATTTCTTTATATGATGTACAGACAGTAACTAATATAACTCTAAACCAACCAACTACTCTTTCTACTCCTACCTTCATTAAAGGTTTGAATAGTGGTGCAACTGCATATCTTAAAGATTCTGTTACTGCAGGAGCAGGATTAACAGTTTATGAGACAGATGGTAATTTTATTCCCAATGAAGCACTTTCATTTAATGGAATTAAGAATGGAAGAGTTGCTTTAGCAATCACTGCTCATACTATTAATGATGTAAAATCAATATTTGCAACTGATGATAAGACCGTTGGATCTGCTAAGACTTTCTCTGCTGATATAGTTCAGAAAACAGAATTTAATATTGGTATTGCAACTATTTCTGCACAGTCTACAGGTGTATGTACAATATCTGCTGCTAATCCTGCTTTTGTTGGGTTAGTGACAACAGGAGATCTAGTTAGCTTTACTGAAGGTAGTATATCTGTTGATCCCATATATGGTAGAGTAACTGGTGTTACTGTTGATGCAGATAATGAATTTGCTTCTACCGTTTCTATAGTTGGAGTTCATACTCAAAGTGGAATTGTTGCAGGTGATATACCAACATCTGTTGTTACGGTAACTGATCTTAAGATTCTAACGACAGATCTTGCACCAAATGAGGATGCTACTCTTTATACTCAACTCCCAACAACTAATGTAGCAGATGTTGATTTAACTAATGCATCACTTTCTATTAGAAAGTCATTTACAGTTAATATTACTAGTAATAAATTATCTTCTGCAGTTTCTTGTGGTGCGAGTGAAAGTTTCTTAGCATTTGATGAGGAAAGATATTCGCTTATCAGATCTGATGGAAATATAGAACCTTTAGATGCTAGTGATTTACAGTTTAGTGATGTAAGAACTTTACAGATCTATAATCTAGGTGCGAATGATACTGGAGCACAATTGGTTACTACTGTTAAGCAGTTAAAGCCAAAAGCAAAGGAAAAACTAATTAAGAGGGTAAATTCTATAGTTGTAGACAAGTCTAATACAGAAGGTTCTGGTATTGGAACTACTACATTTAATGATGGATTAACATATGGTTCTTATCCATGGGGTACAAGGGTCCAGGATGAAGTAATATCTCTGAATACTCCTGATATTATTAACATTCATGGTGTATTTGAGTCTGTTGATACTGGGCAAGCATATGCACCGAAGATGATTCTTTCATCTCTTACTAGTTCCTCAACTACTACTGCAGAATTGATAGTTGGTGAGAAGTTAGTAGGAGCAGTGTCTAATGCTATTGCTATTGTTGCAGGAAAAGTAGCAAATTCTGCTACTCAAATTGAGTTTATCTACAAAAATGATAATGTTTTCAAAGAAGGTGAAGAAGTAACCTTTGAGGAATCTAAGGTAAATGGAACTGTTACTACATTAGATGTTCCAAGTTTTGATGTTTCTACTGAATATACCTTTACAACAGGACAAGAATCTACTTTCTATGATTTTGGTAGAATAAAGAGGAAAGCAGATGTAGAGGCTCCTAAGAGACAATTAAAAGTTTACTTTACTAGTGCTTATTATTCATCTACAGATGATGGAGACATTACTACTGTAGATTCCTATAAAGAATTTAATTATAGTAAGCAAATAAAAGCAATTAACGGTGTCTCTAATGCTGATATGATAGATATCAGACCTAGAGTTAGTGATTATACCACTGCAGAAAGTTCTAGATCACCATTAGAATTTTATGGTAGATCCTTTGATGGAACAGGTAATTCTGCTGGTAGTATATTGGCATCTAATGAAGCTATTAATGTTACTTACTCTCATTATTTGGGAAGAGTTGATAGACTTTTCTTAACAAAGGATGGTAAATTCCAAGTTGTTTATGGTCAACCTTCAGATAGACCAGAAAGACCAAGCCCAGTTGATGATGCAATAGAACTTTGCACTATTACTTTACCACCTTATCTTTATAATGTAGGTGATGCTAATATTAGCTTCCTGAATCATAAGAGATATAGGATGATTGATATTAAGAAACTTGAGAATAGAATCAAGAATCTTGAGTATTATACATCTCTTACTTTATTAGAATCTAATACTGCCAATATGTTTATTCCTGATAATGATGGAATGAACAGATATAAGTCAGGTTTCTTTGTTGATGATTTTAATACTATTAGACCTCAAGAAGAACAGTTATCTATTAACAATAGTATTGATAGAAAGTTTAAGCAATTAAGACCACGACATTATACCAATGCTATTGATTTGATGTTTGGTCCTGTTACTAATGTCGATAAATCAGAAGATTTAGGATTTTCAACTATTGAAGGACTGAATGTAAGAAAGGCACATGATGTTGTAACTCTTGATTATTCAGAAGTTGAGTATATTAAACAGTCATTTGGTACAAGATCTGAAAGTGTTACTCCTTTCTTAATTAGTTTCTGGCAGGGTACAATGGAATTGACTCCTGCTTCCGATACATGGGTTGATACAACTAGATTAGAAGCTAAGATTATTGAGACTGAAGGAAACTTCAATGAAGTGATGAGAAATGCTGTTGATAATATGAATGTAGATCCTCAAACTGGATTTGCACCTATTGTATGGAATGGATGGGAAACCAATTGGACAGGAACTGATACTATTGATAGAACACAAATACGTACACAAGAAGTTGAGGGTCCTAGATTTGGCGTAGGTGGTTGGATTAATGGTGGTTCTGGCGTTGCACAATGGCAAGCACAACTTACTGAACAAACGGTTGAGCAGACT